AATTATAAGATTTTAGAATTGCCATCTACATCAACCAACAGGTAACACTGTATCTCGTACCCTCTGAAATTTCTATAACCTCATGAGGATACATAAAGTTGGATGGAAAAATTAATGCAGAACCCGCGGCAGTGCGAAATGTCTTTCCTGCAATAACAAAATTACCACCCTCATAATCATCATTCAGAAATAACAATGATGTAGCCTGTGGGAATCCCCACTGTTGGCCGTGGCTGTGGTGAATGTTATCAACGTGTCTTGACATGAAACCACCAGCTTCATATTTGCTGATTCTAAAATCTGTTAAGTGTTGCACGGTGAACAAATCAAAGTCTAGATTATATCTCTTGATAACATCATCATAACATGATTTGAGTCCTTGGAAATATATACTATCCTTGCGTACCCAGAAATCATTACTAACAACTCTATCATTCTTCACACGCCCACCGCTATTGTGTGTTGCGTATGCAGACGGTTCATACGAGAACTTGTGATTAATCAATCTTGAACATAAATCCCCATCAATTACATTCTTATAATACTTTATATAATTAACATTATCCACTACATCATTCCAGCTTCAAACTTTTTCCAATCAGTTGCATTACGAATATCCCAGCCACGATTGTCGATAGACTTGATTACGCCCTTGCAGTAGTCTACGCATGAGTCATAGTAACCTATTTTATTTGAAATTCTGAGAATGTCCTCATCAGACTGAATGTACATTGTAAGGTCTGTCTTCATAACCCTGATGTCAAACGGCTTTGCAGCATACACCTTCGCATCAGCCTTACCACCATAGTACTCCCATTTCTGACGATACAATAGTTGGTGGTCAGTCTTAGCCTTGACTAAAAGTAGTTCGAAGTCTGACTTGAAGTCTAACCACTTCTGCTTGATCATTTGATTTTTATAAGATTCCTGATCGATGTGTTCCTGATCAGTTACGGGAAGGTCTTCTTTTGCAGTTCTCTTTAATGTATCTAAATTCATCTTTACCTCATAATAAAAAAGGTGAGCAGTTTGGTGTCTCTCTTATAATATATTGACACTAGCGAGTTCGAACGAGTTGTCACTAGAAATTAAGTCTAAGATTTGATAATCTGTTAAAGCTTACCAAATCTGCTCACTATTATATATAAGATTTGAAAACTATATACTTAGACACTCTCAAATTTATAAATTTGATATGCGAAGGTTGCACTAGTAGTCATGTACTCAACATCTGATGCCCCTTGTGTAAACTCCAATGCACCTAATGAGATAGGAAATACATTTTGAAATACAACATTCAAAACAGGATTATTCTTATTGGAGAGGATCATGAGAAATGCATCTGAATACATTGCTTTATCTGCTGTTGCAGAACTCACAATATCGACAGAGGGAGTTCTTCCACCAGCTGGAGCAATTGATGTTACATCTCTGTGTGTTCTAAACTCAGACCTATTCGATGGAAAACCAATTCCTGTCATCCAGTTATGAAGCGACTGATAATTCTCAAGATACTCATCCACAATGAATGTAATCTCAAGATTAGCATATGACAGCTTCTCACCCATAATCGGAATATTCTTAAAAGGATTTGAAAAATCTATTGCCGTAGCATCGATGCCTGGCAAGTTTGCGTTGATGGTAAAAAACTCAACCTTTGGGAGTTGGTTGATACCAAAGCGAAACTGAGTCGGACTTGCATAGTCTAACTTATCAGGTTGTCTTGCGATAGGTGATTGTGCTGTTGCCATACTAGTATTTATACATACCTAACCATGTAGTTGTGATGAACAAAAAAAGAGAGGGGCCGAAGCCCCTCTCTAAGTTTGTAGTCAAGTTTCTTATTAGAAACCAATCTTACATTAGATTGGATACCTTAACTCTGCGATACCAAGCATTCGTATTGGCATCAATTGAAGCATCGGTATTAACCGAATCAGCAGCAGCAACCGCACCCGCAGCAGCGAATGGGTTAGCAGCAAGACCATAACGGGTCTTGAAACCAATCTTAGGTTGGAAGCTGTTCTCACCAACCGCACGGACCATCTGTAGAGGAACGTATGGGCAGTAGAAGAAACCAGCATCATAAGGTGAAGTGCCCTTATATCCGCAAACATAGTACTGAGAAGCAGCTACGTTAGCAGCATATGGATCAACAAAAACCTTGAAGCGACCATTCATCACACCAGCGAATGTGGCGGATGAGTCATCCACGTTAAGATTGTTATTCAGAGCAGGAGTGTAATCAAGAACACCGGCCATCTGAAGAGCAGAAGCAACGTCAGCTGAAACGATCAGCATGTTACCCTTGCCGCGACGAGTCTGTTGACCAATCGCATTGGCGTCACGTTCAATCTGGAACATAAGGCCTTTAAACTTCTCAACTGACCAACGACCATTTGAGTCGGTGTCCAGATCGAAGATACCAGCAGTAGTTGTGTTAACCTGAGCGCCTGCAACAGCAGTTACATAGAGCGAACGGATAACCTCGCGGTTGATTTCAGCAAGAATTTCTGTGCTGAGAATGTTGGCGAGTTCTGTCTCGGCATCAAGACCATGAATTGCTTTAAGGTCTTGCGCGAGTTCCATTGTGTACTCGGCCTTGAGGGCGCGAGAAACAGCGGTAACAGTTGACTTCTCGATTGAGAATGCCATCTGAGCGAAAGAGTTAGAAGAACTATCGCCAAGAGCTTCTGCCTGAGCAGTAGTCATACCTGTTGCAGAAGTATAAGTTCCAACAGGACTGTCGTTAAGAACAGAGGGGTTAGTCTCTGTAGCACCAACATCACCACCACCAATAGTACCGGCATTGTTCTGGTTAGAACGACCAGTACCACCTGGGAATGACTCATCCATGAGAGCCTCAGCACCATCTTGAGATAGGAGTGAAGAACGCATGGCAAAGATAAGACCAGTTGGTCCTGTCATTGGCTGCACACCGCAAACGTCATAAGCAATCAGGTTAGGCATTGCACGGCGAACGAGAGAGATGAGAATTGGATTCCATGTATCCATCTGTCCACCACTCGAGGCGTTAACTGGTGCTGTTTCTGTAAGGAAAGAAGCATCCTCACGCATTGCTTTTTCTTGGTTTTCTAAAATAAGTGTGGTAACTGCCCGCTTATAAGAATCCTCAATCCGTGGAAGATCGGGGTGTTCTAGGACTGGCTGCCACTTTTCTTGTAGATGTTCTGTACGAAACATTTGTTTCTCCTTTATTATTTACATCTGTTTATAATAATTATTGGGCACGCTTTTTGTTACGACTAATTGCCGACATATACGCTGTCATAGCGCCAGTCGTATCAATGTCCTTTGCGGTGCCACCATCTTCATCATCAAAAGTCTGTTCAACGATTGTCTTTGGGAAATAACTTTCCTTCAAGGTGTCGAGTTTTGCACGGAAAGACTCTTCCGAAACAAAGTCAACATCTTCTGTTAAAGACTTGAACTTCTCAATTTCTGTGTCGGTCAAATCCTCAGAAACTTCGGCAATGACCTGTTCACGAAATAGTTTAGACTTAACTTGCGTAAGAGCAACATTCTGCTCCATAACAGAGTTAATTTTCTCTTCCAGCTCGCTAATCTTCTCAGATTGTGCCTCAAGAACGTCATATTTCTCGTTAGGCACATCAATGTAATGATCTTCAAACAACTGTTTCAGTCCAGAAATAAAGTCTTCTGCAATTTCACCCTTTAAACCGCGCTCGATTGCCAACTCGTTCTCTTTCGTCCATTCCTCTACAACGTAGTTGAGATATGTATCAACCTTCTCTGTAAGAGCATCAACTGACTCTTCCAGTTTTACTTCAAACTCGCCAGTCATCACATCGTTAATACGAGTGATTTCTTCGCGTGTCTTCGATTTAACAGCAGCTTCAAAGATTGTTGCTGCCTTATCCTTAAACTCCTCGGAAAGTCCCTCACCCTCTACGAGAGCAGCAACATCTTCCTTGACACTGATAGACTTAATCTTCTCTTCGATCTCTGCCTTTGCATCTTCAAGCTTACTCAGCTCCTCTTCTGTCTGAGCATTTTCTGCTTCAGCAAGTTTAGAAGAATGACTAGCAATCATCTCGTCAATCTCAGACTTCTTCATCTTTGCAATCTGCTGGA